TTTAAAGGTAAAAAAGTCAGTGCAATGACAATAAAAAGGCGCTGCGAACATAATCAGCTTCCGTCTGGCCACCATGCCAAAAAGTTACCAGGTAAAACAGGTGATTGGATTATCGAGGTACCAGATGATCCGATAATTGAAACTATTGAAGAAAAGGTAAAAACTGATACCCGGACTTTAAGCCGGAAGTTTTTCAACTTCAAATAGAATAAGCCTTAAAATTATTCTTTGTCTTTGAAAATTTCATGTTGGATAAATACAAGATCAACAAGATTCATTTGTAATTGATCTCCTCTTATATCATTAACCCCTAAAGATAATCCAACTATTTGTTCTAATACAACTTTTTTAGTAATAACAGTTTTAGTATTATCAACGAGTTCTTTCATAAATTTATTACCTAAATTTATGTTAACATTAATCTTATTATTGCCTTTGTCAATACTCAAAAGGGAATCAATATTATAGTCCCTAAATATCATCGGATGTATTTTAATATCTTTTAATTTGGATTGTTTATTATCACTTCTTTGATGAGCAGTTCCATTATTATTTGGTTTTACAGTTTCCCATTCATATAATTTTTTACCTGAATCTTTTGGTTTTACAGGCCCTTTATTATTTCCTTTTGCGGGTCTGCTTCCTTGCAATCCAGTTATATATCCAAATTTCATATATTTCGAAAATTCATCTTCAATTTCTTCAAGCATAACAGAGCTTTTAGCTTGCTTAATTTTACCCTTCCAGTATTCCAGAGCATTTCTGAATACCCAGTTATCGGAGATAACTCCAATATTTAAAATATCATTTTTATTTTTTGATATTTTCCAGTTATTCTTAGAATTTAATAAAGAGATACAAACATATAATCCAGCAATAGCATCTGTTTCTTCGTCAAGAGATTTACTTCCTGATTTAATATATCTCAACGTTTCATTTGAATAAATATAGAATCCATAAGGAGCCTTGCAATTTTCCTTTAATTCTCCCATTATAAATTCAAATTCAAATCCTTGGCTACTTATCTTGCCGTAATTTTTGTGTTCTTTTAATTCAGGTTCATCTATCTTTTGTTCAATTCCATTTACATATATCTTTAAAAGACCTGCCTGCATTATTCTTGCATAATTTCGAAATGCTGATATAGTTGGCCTTCTGTTTTTTATAGGTCTATTTTCTAATTCATCTGCCTCGTCATAATAAATAGTAATTTCTGTACCTTGTTCACGATCTCCATTGTCAAGTATATGCCATGTAATATCCTTACTAAAATCCATATCTTTCCACGGAAGATCAATTACAATAGTTTTACACCCTGGAGCAGTACTAACTATTGTCATTCCCTTGCCGATAAACATAGATGCTTCTTTAAGACCAACGCCATAACCACCAATGGCATCAGAGATATATTCATTTGAACTTTTGGCCATTGCTAAAACACGCTCAACATCCTCAATTGTATCTTTAATTCCGGTTCCATTATCAATTATTCGATAATAGGTTTCAGTTATTTCAATATTAATTATGGATGCTTTATTATCTACAGAATTATCGCATAATTCACAATTTGCATCATCAAATTTAAGCCCTGATGAATTATGCATGGGCTTATAAGTATTGTGCAATGTTAGCCTTGCCTTTCTTTCCATTTTATTATATAGTTTTGATGATTAATATTGTCATTTATTAAATTCTTAAATTCAGATATATAAACAAGGCCAACTTTAGTTTCTATTTTCCTTGTTATTTCAACTAATAACTTCCAGATAAATCTTTCGTTTTCGTCTTCAATATTTTCTTCAAACCAGTCCTGTTTCTTTGGCTTTTGCTTTTCTTCTTTTTTAGGTTCTTTCATTGGATCTTTTTTAGCTTCTTCATAAGCTTTATTAACACTTATTTTGCCGGATGCAAGCTGTTCCTTGATTTCCTCCGGTGCTTTGTCGTTAATGACATTCATTCGCTGAACGGTCTTTTCACTTACTCCAATAGTTTCAGCAATTTCAGGGACGGAAGGTTCAGTTTTCGAAACGGCCAAATTGTCCTTTTCGAAATTCTTATCCTTCTTACTTGGTCTGTCCCCTCCCTTCTTCGGCTTCCCCTTTACCGCTATCAGGGTCAAATATTTCTGCCAGTCGGGTAACTGCCTGCGATTGATATTTTGCAATATTATGAATGATTCAATTATAGCATTATAATCCCCGGTTGATTCAGCTTTCCTTAATCCTGAAAGTTCATCGGTCATCCAGGTTAATTCCCTTCTCTCTGCACTTTCATTCAGATATTCATAAAGAGATATAAATCTCGGAGTTATTTCCAGTTCATTACAGGCCATTACCCTGTTGCGTCCGTCAATAATTTCTAATGGGTCTATATCGGATATAATAACTGGGTGTAATAAACCTTGTGTTCGGATACTTTCTTTTAATTTAATAAACTCCTCATTACTCATTAAAGGGAGTTTTGCTGCTAAAGGATGTACCTTGTATTTACCAATTGTTTCCATTTAATTAAATATTAATAAAAGCCCTTTCCCCGCAGGCAAACCCGGAATATGCACCGGCTGCGGGTACTCAGGCTAATAAAATATTTTCTGTTTTTGCATATTATAGAACGTTTGCTGGTACAAATATATACAATTTCCCGGATAAACAAATAAATTGTTAATTATTTTTACCTCTTCTCGCATTCATACAGGAATCCTAAATCGTACCAGTATTCTTCCTTTGCAATAATTTCCTGCTCTGTCATATTGCAGTAATTGGAAACATTGATAATTTTATTGCTATTCCAGTATGAGTACATTGTACATCTCCAGCAATAAGTACGCTCTTCAGCAAGCTTTTCACACGATAAAAGTGTGATCAGAAATAAAATAGCAAATAACTTTTTCATAAAATACTGTTTAAGTTTAAACAAAAGTAAACATTCTCAATGAACTAATATCTATTAATAGTATAATTTTGTATATTAATACTTTAATATCTTTATATATTATTTATGAAAGAGAAAATTTTAGCATTCCTGAAATCGAAATTAACCGGGGTCAGTGAATCATTTTTAACAGGGGTTGCAGAAACATTCAGCAAAACCGTAAAAGAAGAAAAAGATATTGAGACCGTATTCACAGACGGGATCATCGAAACACTCAAGTTCTCTGCAACACAACTTCAGATCGAAGGCGACCGCAGGGCAACAGAAGCACAAAAAACAGCTTTAAAAAATTTCCAGGAAAAACACGGACTTAACGAGGACGGTGTGCCAATTAAAAAGCCAGTTGGCAGACCGCCGAAAGATAAGGACGTTGATTCTGATCCGGATGAGCCGGCATGGTTTACAGCCTTTAAAAGAGAACAGGCTGATTCCGTCGCTGCACTCAAAGCGGAAATTGAAACACAAAAACAGGAAAAGACATCAGCCGAATTATCCGAAAGGGTTAAAAAGCATGAAAAGTTGAAAGATATTCCTGCTTCGTATTTCAAAGGTCGGAATCTGATGCCAAAGTCAGAGGCCGAGATTGACCAACTTGTTGCCACAATTGAAAACGATTATAACGGGTTCAAACAGGAAATGGCAGAAAAAGGGGTCGTTATTTCAGTGCCGCCAGCGGGAGGCGGGCAGACAGGCGATAAAGTAACAATTGATGATTACCTGAATGATAAGTTCCCGGAAAGGTCTAAATCGTAAAATTAATTAATTATGTATGTAACAACTAAGCAATCTGATACTGAAAGATCATTAGCTGTTGAGAATATACTGGAGGACATACCTGGTGGTGGTGTAATCGAAAAAGATGATATACCAACATCCTCAAGCGGGATAAAAGAAGGAACGCTTGTCGGGGTTGATTCCAGTGGTATTTACCACATTGTAAAAACTGCTATGGTGGTAAATACAGCAGCCACAAATGCTAATGCTCTTGTCGTGTATGCTAATCACGAATTTGAGGTCGGTGATTTTATTGGCACTTCTTCTTCCGGTGTTGCATCGGGAGCTCTGATCACGGCTATTTCTGCATCAGGTGCAGGGGTAGGTATAATTACCTGTACATGGGCTGGACCTGATATTGCCGCAAGCGGTATATTAGTTCAGGCAAGCGGACTTGGTCATTCAAACTTTAAGTATGTCCCGAAAGGTATTTCAACTAATTATGTTGAAAGAGATAAAGAAAATACTGGCGTTGGTATTGTTGTCCGGGGACGAGTACGTCAGAATCTTATGCCATACTGCATTGATGATTTACTGAAAACGAAACTCCCATTAATTCGCTTTGTTTAACTTTTAAAAAATTAAAGAAATGGAAAGATCAATATTAGTTGAAAGTTTCAACAAAGCAAATATGGAAGCCTACGTTAATGCGAGGCGTGAACAATTCCTGAAAAGACTTTTCTGGAATAAGTTTTTCCCGCTGAAATATACCACTCAGTTAACATGGGAATCCCTTACGGGGTCTGGTGGTAGTCCTGTTATGGCAGACGTTATTGAATATAACGCTTCAGCTCCTCTGAAAACTCGTCGGGTAGTTAGTAAAGTTAGTGGGGATATACCAAAGATTGCTCTTAAAAGGCAGATGGACGAGAAGGATTATAACGAATATAATACACTGAAAGCTCTGGCACGTGGTGAAGAAAGCCGTAATGCCCTGCTTGATATTGTGTTTAATGACATTGATTTCTGTTATACCGGTGTTATGTCCCGTACAGAGTATCTTGCTATGCAGGCACTCAGTTATGGTATTATCGCACTTACTAAATCAAATAATAATGGTATTATAACCGAGGCCAATGTTGATTTCGGTATTCCAGCTGCAAATAAAGGAGCTGTTACACTGGAATGGTCACAGGCATCGGGTGCTACACCGCTTGATGATATCAGAAAGGTAATTGATAATCAGGCTTCGTCCGGGTATTCATACGAATATATGGTAATGGACAGGACTGCATTAGGTGAGCTTCAGGCTAATACTCAGGTTAAACAGGAATTTGCAGTAATGCGTAGCACTACATTCTCAAGTTCGCAACCTACATTGGAAGAACTGAACAGGGAGCTTTCACAAAGAATGCTGCCAAAAATAATCATGGTAGATTCAATTTCTAAGTTTGAAAGCAACGATCATGTTCTGACTAATGTTCCTTCGTGGAAAGGTGGATATGTAACCTTTATCCCGCAGCTTCAGGTCGGTAATATACTTCACGGTCCGATAGCAGAAGAAACCAGTCCGGCTGTTAGTAAGAAAGCAATTCAGATAAAACGGGATCATATACTACTTAGTAAATGGTCTGAGCTGGAACCGTTCGGAGAGTTCACTAAAGGACAGGCAAACGCCTTTCCCCGGTTTACGGACGTTGACAGTCTGTTTATTCTGAGAGTCGACGCAACTTCATACAGTTAATAATATCACAAGGGAGCGGCGCAGGTTGCTCCCCTTAAATAAACTCGTATGACTAATCTTGAGGCTATAAGAGGGAAATTGAATTATCCGCTTTCAGAGAACTCGTTTAAAGTGGCACTGGAAGACAGGGGCTTATATTCGGAGGACATTTATGTTAAGAACGAAGCTTTTGACCTTGCTTATGCTGATTTGATTGTTATGCTTTTAACGACTCCTAATATTACAGAAGGAGGATTCACGGTTAGTCTGGCAGATCGAAAGACACTTTTGAACATAGCGGATAAGATTTATACTACTTATGACAAGGCTAATCCGATAGGTTCTTTGAAACCAAGGGCAACATTTGTACAACGTTTCTGATGAATCAGTATCCTGACAGTATAGTAATAACAACAGCCGCTTCCGGTTCACAAAATGCAAGCGGAATATGGGCTTCAGGGGTGGTAACTAATTACACTTTCTCTTGCCGGGCAGAAGTAAACGGTAGAGGAAGTAAGATTGCAGGAGCTGATGGTGCATTAATAGATTATTCATTCAATGTCTTTTTGCCGGTTCATACAGTTGTTGTTCCTGAGGGGTCAAGTTTTGTTCTGACAGCTTTAAATAACGGTACTATCCGGGGCAAAGTCAAAAGAGCTTCAAATGGTCAATTAAATTCCCGGTTATGGCTTTAAAAAGTAACTTCAACGAAAGTCGGTTTAATCAGGATGTAAAACATCAGGAAGAAGTTATTAACGAAAGGATTCTGAACTCATTTATCGCAGCCGGGGAACAGTTTATAATTGACAGCCAGGGACAGGGACAGGATCATGCAGCGGGGCAATATAAAGATGTTACGGCAAACCTTCGTAATTCAATCGAATATTACGTATTTCATAACGGGGAGTTAGTTGCTGGGAAGGAACCGGGCAATTACATCGGAAAAACAAATGAAGGCAAATTGTCATCTTCTGAGATTGCAGCAATAAATAAACAGGTAATTCAGGATGTAATTAGTAAAAAAGGATTTCAATTAATCGGAGTTGCTGGAATGAATTACGCTTCTTACGTTGAATCAAAGGGATACAATGTTATTTCTTACCAGGCAGATGTTTGTCTGATCAATTTAGAACATTATCTTTTGAAACTTGGGGTCATTGAGCGCGAAAGTATAATAGAAACGGAGGAATCATTCTTACCATAATGGCTGATTACAAAACAACGGAATATATAATTGATGTAGTTTATTCGCTGCTTAGTTCGGTTACAGTCCCAAAGTATCGAAAAACAAAGCCAACGAAGTCAACAGCATCAGAGTACGTTGTTATCAATGCGCTTCCGATAAATGCCAACGTCATGCAAAAATGTTATATCAACGTGAATTATCATGTTAAGGATACCGACGGAGGCCCGACGGTTGGATTTATTCCTAATGACACAAGGTTAGCAGCCGGATCAGCTTTGGTACTCGCAGCACTAAAAGAAGTTACTGAAACAAGTCATCTGATTGATTTTGAAAGTCAGGAGACAATACGCGAAGAAGGATTTAATGAACACTATTCAAATTTAAGATTTTCATTTAAAAACATTAATAATTAAAGAAAATGGCAGTTTATTTATATGGAATTAGTACCGTGAAATACGGAACATCAGCAACAGGATACGGTAATTTCCCCTCAGGGGTATTGCTTACATCCTTGCCGGATACTGTAAAAGGATCTGTAACCATTGAGGAAACCGAAGGATCGACAACTGATTTTATGGTTGATCAGAAGTTTTCCCCGGTCCGCCAGGTAAAAACTGAAGAAGGTCTGCTTACTGCAACGATGCAGTTTTATGATATGACCTTTGCAAATATTGCAGCACTCAAAGGTGGTACCGGTAATGTATCAGGTTATTCTCAGGCAACCGGCTATACTGAAGTTTACAAAGCGCTGGAATTAGGACTTGATTCCGGGCAGAAACTTTTGATGTACAATGCTTCACTTGTTACCCGTATGATTGGTGGTGGTGGACGTGATAAGATGTTTGCACTTGAGGTCAAGGCAACTCCGCAACTGACTACGGATAATTCAATAGCCTGGAGAATATATCAGTACGGACCGCTTTGTTAATTGCTATTAATGGAGCGAAAGGTATCAAATATCCTTTTGGGTATTGCCGGATCTGAAGATCGGTTCACTTTGAAATATGGTTTATTCCGATTTCGACTGAAGATTAAACCGATAACAGCCCGGCAGTTAATTGCTATCAGTGGCGAAGTTGCGCAGATTAAGGAAGTAAAAGAAGATCAGGAAATGTTCCCGGCGCTTATGTCCGGGAGCCCTGATCTGATTCATATCGCCAATATCATTGCAATCGCTACGGGCAGCAGGTGGAAGCGTATTGTTGCACACGGGATATTAAAATTACCTTTGAATGATATTAATACACTTTTCAGCATAGTGCATAAACAATCTGATCCTTCACCTTTTTTTTTTACTATAATATTGGCAAAGGGCAGGATGAATCTATTGAAGAAACAGGAGTAACCAGGGGTGGGGATTCGATATTTGGCAGGCTGGCAATGTATCGGACGAAGTTAAATTTAACTGACGAAGAAATAATGAATAAAAGCTGGATTGCCTTACAACTTGAAAGTGCCGATTTACCTTGGTATGATTGCAAGGGCAAGAAAGTTATTACCGGCAAACCAGCTGATGAATACCTTAATAAATACGTCAAATAATGAGCTCAATCAAATTTGATGCAACACTTGAAACGGGTAAACTTGAATCCTCTATTAAGCAATCTAAAAAGATTGTAAAGCAGTGGGCTCAGGATGTGGAGAAAGCGGGAGGCCAAGCCGATAAGGGGCTTGATAAGATGACAAAGTCTTTTAAGGAGAGGATTAAAGAACAGAAAGATCTTGTCAAGGAATTAGAGGCTGATGTTAAGAAAATGCAAGCGGCTTTAGATAAGACTGCTCCGGGGAAAGAAAGCCAAAAGATGGCCAGTTCATTACGTGAAACAAGAGCGTATTTAGCACAGGAGCAGCAAGGACTTATCAGTTTACAGAAAGAGCAGATTGAAACAAATGCCAAAGAAGCTGAATCGCAAAACGGGATTATCAGTAAGTTAAAAGGCTGGGCACTTGGACTTGCAACTGTCGGGGCTGCGTTAAAAATTGCAAAAGGTATAATTGATTCAACAGAATCATCAGCACATAAATTCGAACAGGCTATTGAGGGTGCAAAAGCTGGTTTAGGATATTTCTTTAAAACTATTGCTTCGGGGGATTGGAGTAACTTCTTTGCTGGTATGGAAAGAGCTATTAAGGGGGCAGTTGAGTATGTTGATATAATGGAGAAGCTTAATAACAGGATGAATGAACAGAAAATAAAGTCATCTGAGATTGATTTACAAATTGCTGAACTACGTGATAAGACCTATGATAAGGACGAAGCAAATAACGAGGAAAGAAAAAAGGCACTTACTGAAATAGTTACATTACAAAAACAAAAATATACTGATGAGGCAAAACTTGCAAAAGAAACTTATGAAGCAAATTTAAGAAGAGCTGCCAGTGATAGCGGATTAGCAGAAGATCAGATTAAAAATTTTATCAGAGAATATTCGTCACTCGAAAAATTAATTGAAATAGGTGAGGAATATAATGAATTAACTAAACTTACAAGAAAGGCTGGAATTGATCCTGCATATCTAAACACCCTGATTAAAGAGAGAAATGCACTTGGATCAAATGCAGCAGCAGCAGGACAATATGTAAAGCAAATTGGTAAGATAACTACTGAAACAAGAAATCAATTATCAGATTTTGAAGCTAAAGCAATTCAGGCAGAATCAGCATTCGGTCAAAAAAACCGGAGAGATAAGATGCAACTTGCGGAAGTAACAAATAAAATAAACAATGAGGCTGAGGCAGCGAATAAGAAAGCGATTGAAGATGCTGAGAGAAAAGCAGATTTAAATAATCAATTGGTCGAACAGCAAAAACAACTTGAAAAGGCAATAACAGCCGGTAATGCCAGTGAAATTAAAGCTATTGCTGCCAGAATAGTAAAATTACAAGAAGAATTAGCACTACGTGAAAGGATAGCTCAACAGGCTATCGGTGCGGCAATCGTAAGAGGGGAACAAATACCAAAAGCAAGTTTGCCAAATGTATCAACATTCGCAGCTGCAATTCCGACCAGTTTAGCACCTGGTCCGGGTCTGTTTAAAGAAGAAGAAAAACATATCAAAGGGACAACGATGCTTACTAAAAAAGCATTGGCAGAAGTTCAAAAGGCTAAAGATAATTATGCAAAGGAAGAAGAGAAAGCAGATAAAGAAAGAATTGCCAGAACACAGGAAATAATCGCTAATGCAGTTCAATTTACAGATCAACTTATATATCAACTCGATATAACACAAGAAGAAGCAGATGCGCTTGGTTTAATGACACAGACTGTGATGCAGCTTGCACAGGGAAATTTTCTTGGTGCCGCACTTGGTATCCTGGCAAAGATAATCGGTACGTTTGCACAAATGGGTAATGTAATGAGTGAGCCTGCTTGGAAAAAGCAAATAGAGGCATGGGACGCACTTATTGAACGACAAAAAAGAGTGATTGAACTTTCTGAACGTACCGGAGGGACAGCACAAGCATTAAGAGATGCAGTAGATATGGCACAAAAAGAATTTGATATACTAAATGAACAGGCTTTAAAATATAAAACGGTAAATATATTCGGGTGGGAATCGTGGAATATTCCTGCTGAATTAGCTGAAATGTGGCAAAAAGCACAAGATGCGCTTTACGATGCTCAACAAGCATTAGATGATTTTATAACCGGTGGGATAAATCAAATAGATATTGCCGGAGTGCTCGCACAGGGTTTTATAGATGGGAAAAAATCAGCAAGGGATTTTGCAGAGGATTTTGACAGTCTGATGCGACAGGCAATAAACGCATCACTCGAAGAGTTATCTAAGCCGTCAATATCGGCATGGTACAAAAAGTTTGCAGCCGACATGACAAGTGGCGGAGAATTGAATGCTGATGAAATAACCGCTTTAAAACATGAATGGGACGTGATTGTTGCGGCAGAAGAAGAACGCCGTAAACAAATATATGCTATTGCCGGGATAAATGAAACATCAATGGCAAACGCCGGACTTTCCGGAGCGATTCGCAGGGATATTACTGAGGACACTGGTACAGAATTAGCCGCGCTTTTCAGAAGGTACGCGGATGAACAACGGGTTGTAAAAGATTACACCGTCCAAGGCGTTTCGCATTTAGTTGGGATTGAGGCTAATACCGCTGAAACAGTTAATCAGTTGCAGTTAGCAATTACAGAGCTTCAGGCGATAAATAGTAATACTAAACAACCGGCAGTTGCCGGATTAGGATAAATGGCATATACTCTGAACGGCATAGATTTATATAACACTTACGGGATTACAGCAAGTCACGCGCTCGGAAGCAATGTTGCTATGGCTGGAGTGTTCGATATGCCACAACGTACCGGGAAAACGTATCATGACTGGGGCGATTCGGACAGTGTTGAGCCGTGGGTGCGTGAAGATGAGATAATGTTTGCAGGCCGGGATATTCAATTTTCAGGATTTCTAACAGGCACAACTTCGGCAATCAATACCAAACTACAAACCTTTTATGATGCTATCAATGCGGCAACCGGGCTGAGCATATTTGAAACTCCGTATCATTCCGCTTCAGGGTATATAAAGACAGTTATTCCCGAACACATGAACGGCGGATGTACTGTTAAGATGACATTCCGGGAGCCGGCGGTTGCTTTGACAGGAACTTTACCAGCCTCCGGGACTTCAGTTGCTTATATGATTGACAATATCCCATTTTCATCATTTGGGTTGTATCTTTCAAAGGCAGATCAACTTCATAACTTACCGGAAAATAAAGAACAGTATTTTACAAAGTACGGACAGGAAGGTTATCAGATAGTAAAACGGAAGCATAAAATACTTGAGATAAACGGTTTTGTTGCCGGGTCGTCATTATCTGATTTTACCAGCAAAATTGAAGCGCTTTATAAAGTATTTTCATCTTCAGGTACTCGGACAATTGTTTTAAATTCTATTGTGACAGTCGTTTGTTTTGCAACTGAAGGATTTAAGATCGAAAACGTACACTATTCTAATAACGGAGTTATCGGAAGATTTCATATTAATCTAATGGTCAAATCAGTGGCTTATTATGATGCTGGTTATGATGCTGACTTAAATACTTATATTTCTGGGCTTTCAATTGCGTTGTCCGATGCTCAACTTACAAAAATTAATACATTCCTTGTCAATTATAAAACAGCCGACAGCCTTACAAATTTATCCGATGCTTATGATGTAATGTATTATTTAGGCAATGAAACTGCCGAAAGTTCACTTCGTAATCTTGTTAAGCGTGCGCATGATGCGGTAGTTGTCAATAGTCCGACATTTACAGCGTATGAAGGCTTTGCAGGGGATGGAATAAGTTCTTATATTGATACAAATTATCAAATTGATACAGATAAGGTTAATTATGCAGTAAATAATGCCTCATTTGGTATTTATTATAGAAGCAATATTGCAGCAGCAAATATTGGATCAGGATGTAGAAATGGAACTACAAGTTATATTTCAATGCGAGTAAGAGATGCAGGGGCAAGCTCAATGTCAGCAATATTAAATCAAGGTGGATCTTTTGGAGCAGCACCAGTTAATAATAGCGGGACGCCTGGTATGTTTATATCATCAAAGACATCTGCCGGATCGAGTATTACATATAAAAATAAAATTGCTTTTGCTGCCAGAACGGCCAGTGTGGATGCAATACCTGATTATAATATATATTTAGGTGCAAGAAATGACAGCGGAGCATCAGCCGAGATATATTCTAATAGACAAATGGCTTTTGCCTTTTGTGGAAAAGGATTATCGCAAGCAAATATAAATAATTTAACCGACAATTTTGAGGTTTTAATGGATGCAAACGGCAAGGGAGTTATAGCATGAGAAACTATATTATCATATCAAAAGAACAGGCAGATGCAGTAAGGGGTAGACATGGGAAATATTCTGCGCTTGAGCCCGTTGAGTTTCCAGACGGTAAGTTTGCTATACCGGAACGCTGTATTGATGATCCTGAATTTGCAGATATAAAAGTAACCCTGCAAAAGTATCAGAAGGAAGGAATAGTTCAGGACATTGAAGACTTGAATGAGAAGTCAGAACGAATAACAATTGAAGAAAATAAATATTATCTCAGTAAAGATTATTGGGTTGTAAAATCATTGATAAGTACAACAATGGAATTAAAAGAACTTCCGGATATTAAAGAATTAAATGAAATATTTTTAATCAGAAAAGACATTACGACATCTGTAAATAAATGGCACAAATAGAAATACGTCGGGGAGAAGGTTTACTTGTAATTTTGGATATTGATGAAAAAACAATGTTCTCAAAGAAGTTACATGGTGAGCATAAAATATCTTCGGAGTATATTCATAGTGGCGCTTCTGGATTAGATTTAACTATCGGTGATTATTTTACTTATCCTCCCGGAGTGGTTGAAGATGTGCCCATTGGATCATATTTTACAATTAATAGGCTGCCAACGGTAACAAAACTTAATAATTCGACTTTTAAGTATAACATTGATTTTGAGGCTAAAAGTTACAACCTTAATAAAAAGCTACTTATTTCATCTGATAAGTTAGCTGACTTTGCTTATAATGGTTCCCCGGATGACTTTCTTAATTTGATCCTGAGTAATATCAATGAGATTGATGCAGGCTGGTCAACGGCATCAGGAACCAATACTTCAGGCGAAGATAAAACTTTGCAGTTTGTAAATGATTTCTGCATGTCAGCACTTAATAAAGTTGCTGAAGCATATAGTTTTGAATATGACGTTAATGATCAGGTAATTTATTTACGGGATTCAATAACCGGTGCATCAGGTTATACATTTCGTTATGGTGAAGCCAGCGGACTTTATAAACTTGAGCGCCAACAGGTATTAAATCAGAATATAATTACCCGGTGTTATGGATTTGGAGCTGAGAAAAATATCCCTTCCGGATACCGGGCGCCTGCAGGCGGAACAAAAAGATTAATATTCTCAGCTTCCGGGATTGCAGCATCAGGTTATTTGGATGCCGTTGCAGCTCAGGCACTTTACGGAGTTATTGAAGGCGTTTATACAAATGATGATATTTATCCGCACCGGACCGGGACATTAAGCTCAGTAAACTTTGCAGCTTCCGGCGTCGGGACATGGGATACAAATACTGACTACCTGGTTGATAGTTCAATGAACTTTGATATTAATGACTATCTAATTGAAGGGCAGACAACGAAAATCGTATTCAAGTCCGGGGATCTTTCCGGAGTGGAATGTGAGATTTGGCA